GTTAAATTTCCGTCAGCAGTAATAGAACCAGTAGCGTGTATATCACCAGTTACTTCTACATTTCCGTTTAGATTAATAAAGTCAGTTGCGGTTGCAGGAGCAATATTAATGTCTCCTACAGTTGTTATAATCTCATTATTATCTAAGGAAAGATCATCAACAACTATAGACCCTGCACGTATTGCAGTTGAATTAAGTGTTCCTGTTACGTCTAATTCATATGCCGGTGAACCGTTTTTAATACCAATTTTAGGATTGGCCGGATCTGATGAAACATCAAAGAATATTAAATTTGTGTTTATAGCCAGGTTGTCGTCACGTACAAGATTACTCTTGAGTAACGGACCTGAGATTCTTCCTACGTTGGCCACATCAGCTCCTCTTTAAACGGCGATCCTGTCGCTCCAACCACCTTACGTTGCGGGTTGACCACAGTTTGTCCTGCAACTTAGACCAACTATGCTGCATTAATAGTATTTATCCAATCAAAAAAATAAGGGCGTGTAAGCCCTTATAAATGAAATCATTGCTTTAAAGTGTTTTAAATGCACTATTTGTCAAAATTATGCAATACAGTTATGTCTTTTCCGGTGGGCGGAGCAGTTCCAAAATCTAAATACCAACCAGCTGCTTTTCCTACCGGATTTTGGACTAGTGTGTAGTTTGTTGTAGGAATTTGAAAAACGTTTTCTATATAAACCATAATACTTCTTGGATTATTTGCAAAACTTGTAGGATTTTCTAAGTCTTGATTGTCTAAAGGACCAAATACTGTTTCAATATCATCTGCTCCAGTAAAGGTTTGTTGATGTATTGCAGTAGCAGTACCCATACGAATCTTTTTCCAACTGCCACCTTGGTAAAATTCTAATTTACCATCAATTGGATCTCCTGGATTTGATTGTATCAAATAACGCATCATACCTTCTTCCGGCACTAATGGTCTTGTTGTAGTATCGCCTCTAGGTACTCTTACACTTTTAGGTGTATCTAACACTATTTCGTCATTTATACCTTTGACAATTATACCTCTGCCTTGTAAGTTTCTTGTGTTAGTAATTTGTCTTTTATAAAATCTCATTTTAGATTTCCACGTAACTTAAGGTCGCTACTAAATTATTAGGAGATGTACTCAACATTTGAAAACTATCACCTGCATCTAGAACAATTTTTTCCGAATCCATTACAAATGTTTCACCAGCTGATATAGGCATTGCATTTATTATCATATTACTTGCACCTACACTTCCACCAGCACTTACTAAGTGTGCAGTTAGTGTTGTCTCGCCAGATGTATCATCTAGCGGATCTGGTGTAGCTGTGTTCGTTATAATAGTTGTTGTAATAACGTATGTCTTATCAGCGGGAACAGTTAAAATAGGTGCCGCTGCACTCTGTATACTTAAATTTGCTAATGCCATTTACTGTTTCCTTTAAAAAATTAATGCAAACAATGCAGCAGTTCGTCTACTAACAAGGTCGCCTTCCTTAGTTGGTGTAATGTATTTTATACCTGTATCTTTTACATCACTTTGATCATGAAATAGTATAGTACCTGTTGTAGGGTTAGTCGGAGCACCTGGTCCGTTTTCGTCTAGATGTAAACCATCTGGTATGCGTACATTTCCTCCACCTGTTCCTTGTAAAACTAAATCATCACCTGAGTTGACTGAAGAAATAGTACTGTTTTCAAACTTTAAGTCATACATAATAGCAGTAGTAGTTGTTACAGTAAGTCTATTAAAACCGTCAACTTGTAATCTTATGATACTATCCACTCCGGTATTGTCAAAGTCTTCAACAGCAAGTAATGTATCGCCTTGTTGAACTACAGTCGGAGGGTTAGCACCAGAGAATGTTGTAACATAATCTATTACCCATTTACTATTTGGAATATCATCATCGTCAACAACATAATTTTCATAGTCAGCGGCTGCGGCTCTTAAAGGATTATTGCCTGCATCAAATTGTAATGCTCCGCCTCCGCTGTCTATACTGTTTGTTTGTATGCCAGCAATGGATGCAGTACCGTTGCTGTCAACTATTTTAAAACTAAATGCACCTAAACCTTGTGTGCCTGTTACATCATCTTCGTATGGAGCAGATTCGTCCCATACCATTAGTGCATCAGGCAATGATCCTCTTACAATTTGTAAGCCAGACCATTGCTGAATTCCTGTTCCAGGTGTAACACCTTGTCCGGTTTCACCATAGTTTAACCTAACAATTCTATCTTCAACATCTAGATCAGTTGTATTTAAAGTTGTTTGCTCACCTTGTACAAGTAAATCACCTGTGATAATAACTGTACCTACATCTACACCTGTGTTAAGTGTAATTGTACCACCTGGGGTAACTGCTATTTTATAATTACCATTAGGTATATCAAGTATTTTTGTCATAGGTTATTCCTGTTGTAAGCAACTACTTAAAATGAATCTACGTTTGCACCTGTATCATCTGCTCCAGGATGTTCACCTGCTGCCCAACGTACCTTTGCCACGTTAGCTGTGCCGCCTTCGTACTGAATTTTACGGCCATATAAACGTGTTACATGTACAGTTGTAGAATCATCAAGAATAGCATCAATTTCCATTTCACCTTCTGCAATAGATGCATTTGCTTTATTAACAAGTGTTAGTACTTCAGTTGTTGTGCCGTCTGTTACTGTAAACTTGTTTGATGATCTTTGATTTAGAATCCATGCATCAGTTGTTGCAAGGCTTCCACCTGTAAAATAATGACGGGTAATTTTAATGCTTCCGCCGTCATTTCCAAAATGTTTTTTATTTAGAGGACGTCCCATTTGTTTCTCCTTATTGACGTTCTAGGTCTACGCTGTGGTATCAGCATAAGTCCCACGTTGTGGGTTCTTTAGACATATGTATTTATCAAAAAAGAAAAAAGGCCTACCACGTAATTGTGATAGACCTTCTCTATAATATTGATAGGTTGGATTAAGGATTACCAACAATCGCCTTTGTAGATCCTGTCCATAAAAGCGAAGCCTAGCATCGGATAGTTACTTCCAAAATACACATCTTCATGTCTCCATGCTCATGCGCTGCCACTACAGCTACTAGCCAAGTTACTGCCTCTACTGAGCAGCGTTTCCTTGCACTATCTAACTCGGACCGTCGTCTTTGTTATGTACTTAATATAACATATATAAAACAAATGTCAACCACTTTTTTTAAAAAAAGTCAAAAAAATAGGCGCCGTAGCGCCTATTTAAAAGTTTGTAAGTTATAACTTAGCTAAATGATACGTTACCGTTAGTAATAGCAACTTTACCTAGGTAGTCAGCTGCGTTACCAAGCGATGACGCTGTGTTTGAAAGCTCAACGTAGCCATAACGTGTCATAAATGATACGACTGGCTCGAATGTGCCTGGATCAAGAACAACACCTGAACTCATTAGCGGGATGTATGGGCAGTAGAACGCTGGTGCGTCTGACTCGCTTGATCCTTTGTAACCAATAAGTACGTCTGTGCTGTCAGCTGCATATGAATCTACATACACTTTCATTGCGTTGTTTAGTGTACCAACGAATTTTGTGTTTGTAGGTGCTTCAAATGCACCTTCTGTTGTACGAGCAAATGCACTTGTAGTTGCAGACTGTAGGATTGTTAATGCAAATGGGCTAACCACTGCATAGTTACCTGCGCCTCTGCGTGTACGCTGTGCGATCTCGTTTGCAACTTTGTTGACTTGTACTGCTAGAGCAGCATGTTCGTCACCAACAAATGTTGCTGTACCTGAAACAGCAGCTTGATCATAAGTCTGTGTTGCAGTTCCTGCTAATGCACGTAGTGAAGCTAGTACTTCTTGGTCAATCTCAGCAGTAATTTCTTGTGCTAGAGCTGCCATGATTTCAGCTTCTACGTCGATGCCATGTTGTGCTTGTGCATCTTGAGCTGCCTCGAAAGTCCAGCGAGCTGATAGCTTGCGTGTCTTTGCTTCGACAGTTTGTTTCAAGATCTGGATGCTTAGTCTGTTACCAGCTACGCCTTCCATTGATCCTGTGTTGCTTGGCGCTGCACTTGAACTTGGTGCACCTGAATAGCTCTCAGCAATTTTGAATGGGCTTAGTGCTTCTTCGCCTGCTGTTGCGCCGTTATTGCCATCGGCATAACGTACACGTAGAGTGTGGATTTGACCCACTGGACCTGTCATAGGCTGAACACCAACTAGTTCATTAGCAATGACTGTTGGCATAACACGTCTGATGACTGGTAGGATAACACGGTTAAGTGTTGCGACATTACCGGCAGAAGTAGCACCTGCTGTTGCACTCTCTGAAAGATACTTGCGAGTATTTTCTAGTGTGCTTTCCATTACAGCTTTCTTGTTTCCAGTTAGGCCTTCAACAAGAGCGGTTTTAGTTTCCTGCCAGCGACTTTCTAGTAGTTCTGACATTTTAATCTCCTTAATTATAATCCAGCTAGACGCTTGATGTCAACAACGTTTCCATCTGTTACGTCTGCTTGTGAACTAACGTTAGTTTTATTGCCTGTAATTTCTTTGCCTTCTGTAAGTGGTGCCTTCTGCTTTGCTGGAGCTTTACTGTCAATAACTGACGGTAGGTATTTGTCGAACGATGATCTTAACTTCGCCGTTTGAACTGATTCCAGTAAGTCTGTCATAATCTCACGCTGGTCTTTACCTAACGGTGCAACCAATTCGTTTAGAATATCTTTTCTTGTAGCTGATTCAACTAGTGCAGATTTTTCTGCTTCTTTTGTTTCAACTAGCTTTGCAGCTTTTTCAGCTGCAACCTTTGCTTCTGCAAGTTGCTTATCTTTTAGAGCAACAACTTTTAGCAGCTTTGAAGTTTCTGATTTTTCATTCAGATAACTTGTGCTATATTCAGAAGCAAATGCTTCGAATAATTTACGACCAAAGTCGTTTTCACGTGCGCTATCGATATCTTCTTTAAGTGCAGTGATTTCTTTTTTAAGAGATCCTTGTACTGTTTCTGATACCATTTTTGCACTACGTTCAATGAAGTTTTTCTTAACTTTATTAATATGAGCTTTACCTTCGCGGATGAGGCGCACTTTAGTTTCAGCTAAGTCTTTTTTGTCTTCATCAAATTCAGCTATTTCTTTAGCTAGAGCTTCTACAACAAATTCTTCTAGTCTAGCAAAATTTTCTGCCATTCTAACTTGATCTTCATGTAGTTCATTGACTTCTTTGCCTAGTTGTGACATTACAAATCCTTTTAGTAGATCTGCATTTTCACGCATTGCAACAGCATATTTTGCTTTTGCTTCTGCTAGTTGTTTACGGTCATCCGCAAACTCGGCAATTTCTTCTGACAGTTTTTCAGAAATCATAGTGTCTATTGCTTCAACCATTACTGATTTGTCATGCTCATATTTTTGAGCAAACTCTTCACGTAATTCAGCTGTAGCAGCAAGTTTGTTCTCTTGAACTTTTGCTTCCCATGCTTCTTCAATCTGAGCTCTGATATCTGCGGAAACAACATCATTTTCAAAAAGTGTTTTTAGTGCATCTATCATTACATTCTCCTAGGTTATTGGAGTTTGTTGATTATATTAATCAACGATTCCTTTAGATACTTTTGTGCCTTATCGTCGTGTCTTGTTGCCTGAGCTAATTCGTATGCCTTATATCCTCCGCGAGCGTTCATTAAATGCTCATAGATTGGTGTTGGATATGCACCAGGGGCGCTGGGCTGAGCCACAACGTCCACGGTGATTATTTCAAAATCCGATACTTCACCGGATCCATCTTCTCTTACATTACCAGAGCCCCTAGAGGAGACACCTAATTTAACATCGCTTTCTAGCATTGTTTTTACTAACTGTCCCATAGGGGTTGGTAGAATTTTTAACTTACCGTATCCGTTAGCATCGTCCATCCAAGTTTCAGATATCATATGACTAACACGATCCAAGTTAATATTAAGTCCTTCAGGATGATCAACTTCTCCGAGAACACTATATCCTCCACTAATTTGATCATTGAGAGTTTTGACAGCCCTGCCAATTTCATTTACAGGATAAACACGCTGATTTGCATTGCGTATCCCGCCTTGAATGATAATTCCCTTCATGTAAAGGTCTTTACCCTCATTAGCAGACTCGACAACAATCTTAGCCTGGTCGAATGTCAAGTTCTCTCGTAAGTTTATCATTCCCAAACTCCTTAATTAGGAACCAATAGTCGACTTTTTGTTTTGTCCGTTGTCGCCTGTGGCTTTTTTCTCTGCACCGTGTCCAGGCTCTGCTTTACCAGCTTTTGCTGCTTTACCGCCTGGTACATTTACGTTGCCTGCATTATCTTCTTTCGAATTCATGTCGCCTAGTCCAGCATGATCACCGGCTTCGTTATCTTTACCTTGTGTCATGTTAGATGCTGTACCGCCCATATCGTTCTTGCCTGCAACTGGTGATTTTGTATTTGCGCCGTTGTCGCCCATTTTACCATATGCTGGATACTGGTCGCCACCGATTTTTTCTACATACTCACGCATTTGTTCTGTTGGTGATTTAGGAGCACTTGCTTCTTCAACATCGTCATCTGCTTCAAATGCAAACGCTTCTTCTTCAGGCTCTTCTTCTTCGTCGTCGTCTGCATCCATGTCCATTTCTGGTTCTTCTGCATCGTCGCCGCCGTCACCCATCATAGCTGCAAACTCATCTTTTAGTGCGTCTAGTGCTGCTTCTAGGTCGTCAAGTGCAGCTTCTGCTCCACCTTCGTCGCCGCCTTCTTCGTCACCTTCTTCGTCGCCCATATCTGCTAGGTCACCCATCATGTCATCTGTTGGATCTGCTTCTAGTGCTGGCTCCATGAATTCGTCAACTTCTTCGTCTGACTCGTCTACTTCTTCGTCTGACTCGTCTACTTCTTCGTCAGTAGCTTCGTCTAAGTCTTCGTCTGACTCGTCTACTTCTTCATCAGTAGCTTCGTCTAGATCATCTTCTGACTCATCAACTTCTTCGTCAGTAGCTTCATCTACTTCTTCATCTGTAGTTTCATCTACTTCTTCGTCAGCTTCTTCTGAAAGTAGCTGCTCGTAAATATCTCTTGATTTTTCTACCACAATTTCGTGGAATAACTCTTCTGCACCTGCACGATCTTC